AAAGCTACTAAGATTCTTAAGATTAACAAGGAAAGATCCTTTACTACTAACCTTACTACTGAAGTAGATGGTAAGACTAATGGTATTGCTCTAGCTCTGTTACATGCTGGTGCTGATGGTAATGGAACAGTTACTGCACGTACAAAAGATTTACTTAATGCTACTGGGATTATGACAGGAGAGGCTGATACTTCTGTTGATTGGGCGCAGGAAACAGGTAATCAAGATCTATATGAGACTGTAACAGATGGTATGTTAAAGGCTGTAGATACTATTTCAGGTAATCCTACTTCCAAAGAAGCAGTTACAGTTTCTGTTCTTGAACCGTTCTTAGGGGTGTTAAGGGAAGAAGGTGTAATCACTGGGGATGGTAGAGCTTTCTCTAAGTATGTAGTAATTGCTTTCCTGTTTGGACAAGGACAAGTAGCACAACGTAGAACTGTATCCAATGCTATCATTACCAGTATATATAACAAGATATCCACATACCACCCAGAGAGTGATGTGGAACACACTGCAGCTGAAACAGAGCAGTTACTGGCAGTAATACGTAATCTAATTGAAGATGAAACATTTGAAATTGATGAAGATAAGGCACTGAGTTTTGAGTTCACACCTAAACAATTGGCCTTAGCTGAAACTAAGATAGATGGCACATATGGTGATGCTATTGTAGAATCTCTGCAGAGTACATTTGCTGGCATCGTCAAGTATCGTAAGGCATTGGATCAAACATCTGAATTAATGTTTGAAGCTTTCTCTTTAGTCTATGATAAGCGTTTAAAGGCCCTTAAAGACGGTATCAATAAAAGGGAGGGTATCCCAAGGGAACCATCTATTGATGAGAAATACGCCCTCTTAGAAGAGATCAGAGAGGTAGTTCCATCATTTAAAGGTCCATTCTCTAAAGGATTGGATGATAGTATTATAGCGTTGTCTGAAGACAGATCTAAGAAGTATGGTGAATGGGAATCTGTGCAGCAGAACTACTCTAGAAATGTTAAGAACAGTTCTAAGTTAGATGGACAGGAAGCACATTCATCTACAAGTAACCTTGAGACTCTGGATTTTAAGTCATTGGGTATCAAGGCTATGATTAGATTGATCCACCATAATGACTCTGCTATCCAACAAGAGATGATGGGACTGTTTGATGTGTGGAATATACATGATGCTACAATTGGTAGTATCTTGTCTGGGCCTCAAAGGGGCTTTCAAGCTAATAAAGCTGCATGGGAGATATCTCAAGGGTACAGTGGGTTACAGAACTTAAATGTAAGATTAGATGAGATCTTATCTAGTAAGTTGATGGCCGAGAATATGCGCCAATTGGACATTAACATTAGAGCCAATAAGAGAACATTTCCTGACATTAAGCAGGATGGTAAGGTAGTTAAAATAGTTGGATTGCAGATAGCTCGACAACGGATAGAGAAAGTCCTTAGAGCTGCTACAGAAGCTAGAGCAGAGATCTTTGAAACTGTACACCATATTGATCAGTATGTCGATCATGGCAGTACATACGCTAATGAAGACTTTGCTAACTATGAGGGTACTAGTGATACTGAAGTTCCTAAGGCACTTGAGAAGCTTATACAGGATAGTCTTGGTTCAGATCCTGATCTAGATTCTAGAACACAGAATGATATATACACTGAGATCATGAATGAGGAGGTTACAGCACGTAATACAGAACGTATTTTCAATGACCTAGAGAATATAGGTAGTCAGCGTGAGACTGATACTCATAGAGAGGATCTTAGAGCTATACTTACTAATGTTCTTAATGGTGCTATTCGTCCTGCTAATGCTTTAATGGCTAAGATCTCAACTGGTGGTACTTTGACTAGAGGTGAATATTCTAATGGCGCTATAGATGTTAAGATTGGATCAGGTTATGTGGGGAGTAATACGCAGAAGTCTGGACAGGAAGTATTCATTCATGAGCTAATTCATGCTGTTACACAGGTCGCTTATGAAACTAACTTTGCTATTAGAAGGCAGATAGAGAAGTTGTTTAACTTGGCTAAAGCTCAGATAGATCCTGAGATATTCCTACATCATGTTGCTGATGCAGATGGCAAGATGGTTCCATTCTTTAGAGGGAATGAGAAGGATGAGAGGGCTTCTGCTCAAGCACAATGGGATTACATATTTAACAATGGACCGGGTAATAGCCATCATGAGTTCATAGCATATGGACTATCTAATGCAGTCTTTAGAGCTGCCTTAGGTAAGATTATACTTACAGCAGGGCCTAGAGCTACAACTATGCTGCAGAGAGCTGAGAAGGTTCTAGCAGCTATCATGGACTTCTTTACCACCAAGTTCTATAAGCACAAAGGTGAGACTGCTGATATTGTGCTCATTAAGCTGATCTCTAACCTAACTGCTGTTAAGAATGCTAATGCTAGTAGACTGCAGGGTAAAGTATCTTTCTCTGGTCAGCTGGACACTAAGCTGATCAACGCAATGAATAAGTATATCTTGGATCCATACAATAAGATGTATGCTAGAAAGCGTAATGAGTCTAAGGGTGCAGTTGGCAATCTGATAGCTTTGCCAGGAAACATCCATAGGATTATTACCTCTGAGGAAGCTGCATTAGTTGCTCGTAGAGTACGTAGAAGAATGAAGATCACTGAAGATAACTTTATTGTTCAGATGATTAGGGAAGTTGTGATAGGAACCAATAGCAAGAACCAGCCTTGGTATAAGATGATGCGGGATGCTAAGAATCATATTGATTCTGCTCGTAAGAAAGTAGCTGATACTACTAAAATATTTATTACTGACTCATTCCATATTAAGCTTAATAAGCAAGAGGAGAAGGTAACACATAGAGTGTTGGTTAAGACAGACTTAGCTACAATCTTTACTCAATATGGTGAACGTGTTAAAGACACTAAACCTCCGTTTGAGTACAATCATACTGATATAGTTAAGATGTTGCGTAATACTGATGAAATCAGTAAAGAGATCTCTAAGCTTATTAGTGATATTTTTAAGAATACTAAGAGTGGTGAGCTAGCCTCTTATTACCAACAACAGGCTAATGCTCTTGGGTTCTATCTAGCCAGTGGTAAGACTGCGGCTGCAGAGTTGAACTTGAATGCACACAACATAGCTAGGCAGTTTGGAGTAGACTTTAAGGTTGACACTAAAGGTTTCAATATAGCTGCTGCTGAGCATAGAATAGATGCACTGGCATCCTTATATGCGTTGCAGTATACTAGTCAAGATAATAAGAGTGAAGCTGCTACTATCATTGAGAGAGAGTTTGCTCACAAAGATGGGGCTGAAGTTAATGGTGTGACTGCTGTTCTAGATACAACTAAACGTATCAAGAAAGACTCACTTAAGGACTTGTTTAACTCTAAGCATTTGATGACTAAAGGATATCACTCTAGAATAACTAATCCTAACGTCGGTATAAAGATTGGATTGGGAACTGATGCTGTGGTAGAGAAGATGTGGAGAGATGGGTATGTGCAACAGAAGGTAGCGTTAGGTAAGGATGGAGCTGATCCAAATAAGAAAGACCTGTACATGTATGTAACTAGAGAAAACTCTATGAATGAACGTGTCAGAACTATCTTTTCACCTACTAGTCAGCAGGCTCTTGGATCAGACCTAGTTGATGTCTTTACCAATGTAGAAGACGGTCTACCGTATGAGATGGCAGATAGTGAGCTAGGTGGTATCTATGATGAGAATCAAAGAATAGTACGTACACAGTATACTAAGTTAAGTGGTGATCTATCTAAGGCTACTATAACGTTCTTTACTCCTGTTAGAGATGATAAGGGTAATAGCACTAACTATAGGTATATCATGAATGACCAGACTAGACAGACTATACTGAAAGAAGAAGAAAGAGTAGGTCAGGTACTAGGTGCTACAGATGGTTCTATTGTTGATAAAGGTCAGACTAATGAGTTTAATGAGCAAGTGGTAGACCAGATGCTTGTAGATTTCAATGCACAGCACAATAAAGAGCCTGAAGCTTTCAAAGAGATCTCTCTGAACTCACCTGATGGAGCTAAGTACCAAGAGCTTTATAAGATCATGCCTGAGCCAATGCGTGAATACATGCGTAATACTTGGAAAGATGATAAGATGTTTGTACGAGAAGAGATGACTAACCTGATATTTGGTTTTAGGAAGTCTTCAGTAATGAATGCTAAGGTCATAAATTATGAGTTAGGTAAAGCTGTTAACGATACTCTAGTTCATGCTAATAAGTTCATTGAGAAGATAGCTCCTAAGATTGCATATACTGGCTCATTGCCTTTAAAGGCTATTGAGGATAGAGTACAAGAGTTGATTAAGATAGCTAAAGATAACATTGTTGTTAAGTCTGTCTCAGTACTAGTTAATAACTCAGTGAGTAATACTCTCTTGTTAATGGCTAAAGGTATTCCTATCACAAGGGCAGTTAAGTTACAGTTTGAGGCGTATCAAGCTATTGAGGACTATCAGGATAAGTTACTTCAGAGGGATTTGATTCAGCGTAGATTAGACAGTGAGGCTATGAGTGATATCAAACGGAAGAATTTATCTGCTAAGGTAGCCAATCTGAGCAAGCTCATGGAGCTTAACCCAGCTAGCTTCTTAGTGGATGAAGGGATCTTTCAAAGTATCGTGGAAGATATAGATGTGGACGCTAACGTACACGATTCTACATCTAAAATTGTTCGTAAGGCTGAGGAATGGAGCAATGAGCATCTACCTAAATTTGCTGTAACAGCTGGTAAGATAGGTTGGATGGCTAAGGAAACTGCTGCATATCAGACATTGTTTAAGCTAACCCAATATGGTGACTTCGTTAGTAGATATGCGCTCTATCAGCATATGAAAGAGCAATCAGTTGAAGGCAGAAAGGATGAAAAGAATAAACGTTACTTTGGTAAAACGCAGGAACAGATTGATGAAACTATCCTGCAGGAAGTCGTTGATACATTTATCAACTACGATATTCCAACCTCTCCTGAGATGCAGTACCTGAATGATATTGGCCTAGCTATGTTTACTAAGTTTACCTTCAGGATTCAGAAGATCATCGTGGAAACGTTTAAAGAGAAACCTGCAACAACTCTAGGTATAATGGGATTACAAGCAGTGCTAAGTGCTACTACTGGTATCCAATTATCCTATATTACAGATTCATGGCTCTTAGGAGAAATGATGAATAAGATTGGGAATCCAATCAAAGTGATAATGGGGCTACTTACTGTCCCTGCTGCCAATGTCAGCTTTGGCCTTTAATAACTTCTTACGCTCTCTAGCATCGTAGATAGCGTAAGTGATAAAACTAGTAGCTATAACAAGTACAGCTACTATCTTAAGTATTTGAAACAGTAGGAATGCTGCAGCAAAGGCTATTATTACTCCTACTGCTTTAAAGAAGTCTACTATGATCATTAAGTGTCGAAGAGATCATCTTCTTCTTCCTCATTGGCTACTTCAGCTAGCAAATTAGCTTCATTTTGCCCTTCATCCTCGTCCATATAATCTTCTTCCTCCTCTTCAGAAGTCTGTAATGCATCAACTACTACTTGAGGAACTTCCATATCAGCCTTGAATACATTTACTTCAGCGAATGGTGGATTAACTCTCCCACCTTTGAACTTTACTAAGAAGTCCATACCATCCATGTTTACGCCATTACTGGCAAGATGGTTCTCAATCATCTCCAACAACGGAGCTGATTCAATTGTTACTTTCATGTTACTCCTTTCTTTTTATTAGTTAAGTGCGCTGCTCATGAAAAAACAGTCTAGCAAGATTAGATTACCAGACTTAGTTGCTGCTATATTGCGTGGAGATATCTCAAAACATATATCTGTCCCATACTTAGTTAAGCCATCTATAGCGTTAATTAAGGCATGTTTGGCTACTTTAAACTCATTTGATAGGGCTTTAAACTCCTTACGCCAAGATTCATAAAGTTCACTAGGATCCCTTTTCCAACCGTCTAATTCCCTTAAAGCTGAATATAGCTTATACGCTCTAGCATTTAATTGCTTTTTAGGCGCTCTAACTTTGTCATAGTACTTCATGGCATAAGTTGATGTGCTATTTTCATTGATACTAAGCCTTGAAACTTTTGGGAATAGCCTGGAATTAGGGAACCAACCAAGCGACATACATTCTTTCACTGCATCTCTTGAAACAATAATAACATTTTTACTGTTGTTTTTCCGGTATGCAGTTGAAAATTCTCCCTTTCCTATCTGTTTGTAGCCAATCATTTCTTTTCATTTTTAAATGTTAAACAACTTTTAATGCTAATTTGGCTGCTGGTATTATTATATCTTGGATATGGATATTGAGTTTCTCAGCCATTTCCTTATTAATCTCACCATCTGTTCTATCAGCATTTGTGCAATGGCCACCATGTTGAAATGTCGCAGCAGCCTCTTGTATAGCGTAGAACTGTTTATAAATGTCTTTAATTCTCCACCACTCATCTGTTGTAAATTGTGGATCATCAAGGAAGAAAGCTAAATCTTCCCAAACACTAGCACCATTCCCTATTTCTTTTGATTCTCCTGGAAAGTTTCCTTTATACCAAGGGGATACGAAGTTTCCAAGGGAATGCCCTCTATTATCTACAGTATCTAAAAAACAATCATTAAAATGAGTATGCATATGTCTGGTAGTAATATACCCACCACCGTAATACCACCCACAATCCCATGAAAAGCCCTCAAGGTATACCCTTGTTTCTTCACCTTTTAACTTTCCAAGGTAAACCTTGAATTTTTCACTTTTCACTTCTTTTCCTTTTTAAATGTTGTATAGCAGTAGTGGGCTATGAGGAGGGAATCCGACCGACCATCTTTAAGTCCACCTTTTGGCCCGTATATATCACATCCGGGGTATAACTTAGTGCATAGTTCTGCTACTTCCTTCTTGATTTCCTTACCCTTTTTAGTTACTCCAACAGCTTTCTGCCATTTCTTTGGGGTAACCATATGCGGCATATAGCTAATGCACTCTAGGATAGTGTGAGGAACCCCCACATTCCATCCAAACTTAAAGTTACTACTAGCACTCATGCCATATAAGCTATGTACATCCTCAATCATAATACCCTTTACCTGTATTGGATCAATAGATAAGAGCCAATTGAATATGTGCCTAACTGGTGGAGTAAGATCACAGAACTTTATTACACCTGTCTCTGGCGTAAGAGAGCATATTGCTCCCTTAGCACCTGGATCTATACCTAAATATATATCCACTATTCGTCTTCATCAAACAGGTCATCTACATCACCAGCAGCTGGTTTCACTGGAGGCTTTGCTTTGGGCTTAGACGAAGCACCACCGGCCTTAACAGCTTCAGTCTTATCCTTCGTCTTTCCAGTGTTCTGAGCATCCCACTTTCCTTTAGTGATTGCTTCAGTAGTACCAGCAGTAATCTCATCCATAATGAGTCCAGTTTCTGCTTGGAAGACCTTACCAATAACATTCTCATCCTTTGTCTCAGCAGTCTTGATCCAACCACCATTACCATCAGCTTTAGACTTGTTAACAGTTTGCTTAATGACACCAATAGTAATAGCTTGACCTCTCATGGATTCAAATACTTCTTTCTTCTGAGGGATCTTTTCTCTGGCAGTGTAGTCGTAAAGTTCAAGTGTCTTGATCACAGTTTCCTGATCAAGTACAGGTGTGCCTTCAGACATGATACACAGATTGTTAACTAAATTGAAGCCAGGAAGGTATTGCTTCTCATCGTTCTTATCCATGTAGTAATTACGCTGTTTCTTAGCTTTTCCACCAGTGATATACTGGATTGTGCTAAAGCGTTCACCTTTCTGAGATACAAAGTCAAAGTGTACAGCTGCTGCACCATTCTTTGTCTCATCAACATACATCATCTCAATAGTGAAATCATATATGCCTGATTCCAGTGTACCAAAACCTGATTGCATAGCATCTGATTGAGGCTTAATGGTCTTATCATTTTCAATATTATCTAAAATTCCCATGTTTCTTTTCCTTTAAAATTATTTATAAAATTCGTGAAGACGGTTAACTATCAACTGAGCATTGTTATCAATGAAAGTTTCATTTCTAGCCCACATACCTACAGGGCCTCTTATACGTTCATCTACTGTTGCTTTAGTTAATCTGGTTTGAAAAACATACTTAAAGCCATCTAATTCCTCATCAGGTGTTATCGTTAACAACGGTGATTTGAAATCTTTTAATGACTTTGTTGATACCTTTTTAGTGCTCACAACTGTTGCAAAGAATGACTCAATGCCCCTAGCCATTAGAGATCCTTTTACTTTCACTCCAATCTCGGAAGTCATTTCAGCCTTATTTACAATTTCATCTGTATGTGCCATAAAGATAATATTCTTTGTAGAGGCTGCTACCTTTTCAAACATAAGCCTTTTAAAGAATTGGGCATACTCTCCCCACATCTTTTGTGTATCAACTGCATTAATCACATACATTGTCTCAAGCATATCCATCATAAATGTAATAGTATCAATGGTTATGGTATGAATATCTGGTTTAGTCTCAGCCCAATCAAATGCTGTATCTATTTGATATGGGTCAGCTATGGACTTGTTCTTAAATTCGTGCTTAAAGGGCAATCTTTTATTCTCACAATTGAGATAGAGTACTCCTTTAGGTTTCTTAAGCCCTTCTAAACTTGCTGATTTGCCAGTAGCAGTTTTCCCACTTATTAGAACTGAGTTGGTTTTCTCTTGCGTCATGCCTTCTTGTCCTCCCTTGCTTGGACTGCCTTAGCCGCTGTTACCATAATAGTCTTATTAATCTCACTAATAGGTAAAGGACAATTAGTAGCCTTGTTAAACTGATGTACTGTTGTGTTGATCTCATCGAGATCTTTGCCACTATCAACTAAAGCAAGAGCATATCTAATCAATTGATTGCTCCTATTACCCATGTTGATATTAAGACTGAACCATCTTTCTAAATTGGTTAAATCACAATTCTCTTTGATGGCCCTAGATTGATCCTCCTCGGCTTTGGTGTTGGGTATGAACTTGAGAGCATCTACGAGTTTACCATCTTGCGTTAGATACTCCCCTTTGAAGGAAACCCACTTTCTGGCACAATCTTTGGCTGCATCATCTACATTGAATGGCAACCAAGCAAACACATTCTCCATAAACTTGGAGTATGCCTGAGGGTCTAGCTTTACCGTATGGCTTAAAGGCATAATGATCCTGAACCTATTGTCCTGAGCAGTGTGTCTTTTAGTTGTAGCAAAACTAGCTTTGTAGTCTTTTAAGAGCATCTTAGCAGTGTTTAAAGATACTCCCCCATCTACGTCAAGGAACAGCAGATTAAACCCCTCAATGAGGTTGTTAGAGTTCCTGTGGCCTTGTTGGAACCTATGTCCAGCATAATGATATCCATTTGTAGTAACTACCTTCTGTAGCTCTGTAAATGAAACAGCTCTTTTAGGTTTACTGAATCCTTGAGTAATGTCCTTGCTGTATGAAAATATCATATCACTAAGATCAGTTACATCTAGAGCATCACCAGTATAGAAGTCTATATCATTACGTTTAGTCTTCTTAATGACCATATTGTGCTCATAACCGTGTTCTATCGCTCTAATGATTAACTCTTGCAATTGTTGCTTATTACCCTTAAAGAAGGATAAGTTCTCCATCATGTTAGTCATAGTAATAGGCTTCTTACGACTAACGATATATCTAGCTAAAGGCTTGTAGCTTTCTTCTCTGTTAAGCAGTCTATCCAATGCTTCACCTGACTCTTCTGTTAGCTTAATAGCCTGATAAATATGCTCCTCTCTAATTTCACCTGGATTATTAGTCTGGGAGTTATCTATGAAGGCATATGCTCCTGCCAACTTGGTCATCTTAGAGTGCCTGTGTTGTAATTCAATCTTCTGAATCACATCAAATTCAGATAAAGCATCAGCCCTGTTAGAACAATCAATCAAGTACTCATTGATCAACAGTGCTACATTGTCTGGGATAGTCAGTGTCTGATTCATATTAAATTCATCAGCCAATAAGCCTAATTGCTTAGATAATGTTTGGATGTATGGATCAGCTTTTAGTTGCCTCTGAATCTTTAATAGTTCTTTAGGAGTCAAGTTTGTTTTCTTGAACACCTTAGGGCTATAGCCAAAGAAACATCTTCTAGCATAGCCTGTAATCAACATACTGGAGTACTCTGCTTCTGATATAGATCCTGCAGCTAATAGCTTCTCAGGGGATCCAAACAGTAACATACAGGTATTAACTCCACCTTTTATCTCTTGTACTCGTTTGTTGGTTTCACCGTTCTTAATGAGCTTGTTCTTGGTTTCACCCATATCGAAGAGTTCAAGGAAAGTGGATAGAGCATCTTTGTTGCCTGATAAGTTATCACCTATCTCATCTACTTCCAGACAGATAGCTCCTGCTCCACCCATTAACAGCTTGTGTCTCATCTGCTTAATAGCAGGGCTAGTTCCTTCTGCAAAGGAATAGTAATAGGTTCCCTGTTCCTTGAACTCTTTGGTTACTCGTTTGTACATATCATCTGGATCTACGTTAAGTATTGCTGCTCTATCGTCTGATAGATCTTGAAGCTTCTTGTTAGATACATCTCTAAAAGTTCTACGCATAAAGTTGTATTCAAACTTATTGGTCATAGACTTTTCCATCATAATCATAGAACTAGTCTTACCAGCGCCACTACCAGCTAAGTTACTAATGTAAATATTAACTGGGATTATATCCCCTGTAGGCAACTCAATCATTGTTCT